CTAACAAGCTTATCAAATACATCAGCCCCAGTGGCTCCAACCAAAACAGTTGGTGCGTCTGTGACAGTCTCTACGTTACAGAATACATCAACTGATGTCTCTGGAACAGTAACCAATGTCTCAAAGTTAGAGCAGAACCTCACACTTTCTGCAGCACTTTCAGATACGTCCACCGTTAGCACCCCGACTATAGCTATAAGTAATGCAGTCACAGTTACAGCACTATCAAACACGTCTACGGATGCATCAGGAACAGCAACAAATGTATCCCAGATTGATCAGAACTTTACTGGACTCTCTGCGTTAGCAAACACATCGGTGGGGGTGCAACCAGCACTTACGATTGACAGTGCTTTATCTATCACCACACTGTCAAACACTTCAACAAGTACCCAACCAGCAGGAACGGTAAGCAACGCACTCACAATCTCAACGCTATCAAACACATCGAGCTATACTCAGCTAGCTTTATCCGTTGATAACACGATAACGCTTACTTCCTTATCGAATGCAGCTACATTTGTTACGCCAACTGAAGTTATAAGCCAAGCACCCACAGTTACTACCTTGTCCAATACGGCAGCGCTAGCTACCCCCACTGAGATAATAAGTCAAGCATTTACAGTCAGTGCGTTGTTGAATACTGCTACATATGTTACACCGACTGAAACTGTAAGTAACACGATAACAGCTACAACGTTGTCAAATACTTCTGCATTTGCAACCCCAGCCACAACTGTAAGTAATGCATTAGCACTTTCCACCTTATCTAATACATCTTATCCTGTCACCCCTACAGAGCTTATAAGCCAAGCATTCACTGTCGCCACGGTGTCTAATACAGCTACACCAATTACCCCCACAGAGCTCATAAGTCAAGCGGTTACGGTTACTACGTTATCAAATACATCTACACTGGTAACCCAGACAGAGACGGTTAGTAATGATATTATAACTACACCACTATCTAGTACTTCTGCATCTGTTACGCCGACAGGGGCTGTGAATAATTCATTTACATTCACTGCATTATCTAACACATCTGCATCAGTTACACCAACAGAGACCATAGGTCAAGCGTTTACAGCCACCACACTGTCAAATACGAGTACCCTTACTACACCAACTAATACGGTGAGTGCTGCAGTAACACCTACAACATTATCAACCACGGCTGCTTATGTTACACCAACTGGGGCTGTGAGTAATGCATTCACTGTCGCTGCGTTATCAAATACCTCTACATACAGCACCCCAGTCGGGGCTATTAGTAATGCAGTTACCCTCACCGCGTTGTTAAATACAGCAACCAATGTCTCTGGTACAGCCACTAAAGTTGCTCAGATTGACCAGAACTTTACAGCATTCTCTGCGTTATCAAGCACGGCAAGTAATATTCAAGTAACACCAAACGTTGGCACTATCCTAACTCTTACAACTTTATCAAACACTTCAAGTTACGCCCAGCCCAGTAGTGTAATCAGTAACGCGCTTACAGCATCAACGCTATCAAACACATCAGCAGGAGTTCAACCAACCTTAGCGGTTGGTGTGCCAGTTAGCCTAGCAGCTTTGGCAAATACATCTGGTGAAATACAACCATCATTAATAGTTAGTGCAGCTGTATTACTTACACCCCTTCAAAGTAACACAGCGCCTACTGCAACCTATGTCTCTGAAGCCGATCAGAATACGCCACTGCAAAGTACATTAATAACTACAGCTATAAGCGTACAACCAAGTGTATTAACTGGGGTTAACGCAAGCCTTCCCACTGTTGGGGCTACAAGTGGAGTAATCGCCCCAACTGTTACAACATCGTGGGGGCAAGCAATAACAGTCACTACGTTATCAACTATCTCTAGCGTAGCAGCAACCCCCACATATGTTTCCCAAGCCGATGCAAACCTCTCGGCGCTTCCCCCACTTGCTGCTACGTCTACTATTTTAGCCGCAGCTCCCTCTTTAGGGGTGGAGTTCACTCTTGTTACCCTTTTAAATACAACAGCTCAAGCAAGCGCAGCAGTTTCGGTTAGTCCACAATCAATCTTGCTTGGCGCAATCACCAGTACAGCAACAACATTACAACCAACTACGACGACTGAGGTACACATATCCACACCCACATTGAGTAGTTTGGCTACTATCACGGGCGGAACTACAATCTCACAGTTGGAACAGAACCTCGCAGCGCCCACCCTTACAGCAGTGGCATCGGCAATTACACCCCATGTGATGGTTGGTTCTTTTGTAGAGATCTTTTTATCAACTATTTTGAATACCGCGCAGAGTGCTATAAATACTACAGTATCTCAAGCTGATGCGAATTTGGCTGCACTCACATTAGCCGCAACTGCTACCTCTCCAAGTCTTCCATTATTAAAAGTAGACACGGCACCCACTCCAGCGCCGTTGACGGTGGTGGCGAACCCAATAACCACCACTACGCCACAGGTAGACAGCGCCCCCACTCTTACGGCGCTGTCCTCCGCGTCTACTGTAGTCCCAACGGTAACTGGTCTTGGGCGAGATATCATGCTATCGACACTTACTATTGTTTCTGGGGCTATTGCTTCTACTTATGTCTCACGTGCCGATACAAATGTTCCCACACTTACCCCGTTAAGTACCACCACCATTGTCCCACCCCTTGCAGTTAGTGGTGGTACTTCTATTGTGTTAGCTTCACTAGTAACCGCTTCATCCGCAAGAGGTGCAGTAGTCTCACAAGTTGAAGTTAATGTTCCACCACTGTTGGTAAATGGAGCCTCTACGCAGCTTCCGATAGTAACACCGTATAGCTCAGGGTTTGTTGTGATTTCTCAGCCTGTGAGCAACTACGCAGGGGTTCTAGAGGTCACACCAGCGATTGGGTACAGTGTACTATTAGCCCCCCTAAATGTTGTAGCAACCCTTGTTGCAAGCCGGTTACGAATCTGGCCGGAGATGTACGAGCAGTTCAACCTGTTTGGCACCCTTCAGAAAAACCGACTACTTAAAGGCAGTTTAGAACCAATTTGGAACCTGAGAGGATCAAAGGAAAATGTTGCTCAGCTTGCAGGATCAAAAGATTCTAGCAAATCGCTGCGTGGGACTCTAGACGACGTTGATGAACTTGAAGGTAATTGATCATGATAGTTAACCCCACAAAAACAATGAAGCAGGGCGAAGCAATCCGCCTTGATTTTAAACTTACTGAACCAGATAGTAGAGATCCCCTAGATCTTACTAATGTAGCTTCACTTGAATGGGGGCTATATCTGGAAGGGTCATTAAACACTAACCTTATTGTTTATAAGACCACTGATGATGATATTGATATCACGAATATAAAAGGCGGACTTTGTTCCGTGTACCTCTATACTGATGATACTGACTCACTTGATCCAGGGAAGTATAAGTATGAGCTCTGGCAAACAGATAACTCCGTAGAGGCAGATCAAAACCCACTTGCTGAGGGATCAATTATAATTAAACAGACTAGCATAAGAAACAGGGGAAGCTGAAAATGGCGTTTGAAGTCGTTGATGAGCTAAGTTTACAGACGAAGCAAAGTAAAATATTAAAGTCTACTATATTATATAGTGCAGGAACTTGGCTGTGGCCGACTACCCCCGTTGACATCCAGACGATGGCAACAGAGGGATACGTCCAGAACCCCCATGTTTATGCCTGTGTTACGGTTAAGCAGAAAGCTATTGGGGGCATCCCGCTTCAGGTTTATAAAGTTGCTAGTGATGGCTCCTCAGCAGTTATTATTAATCCAACCCACCCACTTGTTTCCCTTTTGGATCGACCAAACCAGTATGAAAGCTGGCCTAAATTCATTGAGCATGTAATCGGAGATCTTGAGCACTCTGGAAACTGTTATATCGAGCGCGTGGGGCCGTCTAAGAACCCGAATACTAGACCTCGTGAGCTTAATATATTACCACCTGCAAAGATGAGACTCAAGAGAGGCGACGCTCGCCAGCCAATTATGGGTTACCAGTGGGGTGGGGATGTTGATTTTGAGCCTTGGCAGGTTCTCCACCTTAAGTATTACAATCCACTGGATTACTTCTATGGGCTTTCTCCCCTGGCCGCAGCCTCACACGCTGTGGATATGAATAACGCAGCCGACACTTGGAACTACTCACTGTTTAGGAATGCCGGTCGCCCGTCCGGTATTCTTACGCTAGCTGAGGAAGTAATTGATGAGACTTCATTTGATGACATCGTTGGCAAACTCCGCAACCAGTATACGGGGCAAGCTAACGCAGGAACTGTTATGGTGCTCACCGGAGATATGAAGTGGACCCCTACTTCGTTATCACCTGCGGACATGGACTTTAAGAATATGTACGTCATGAACCTGCGAAGTATCGCAGCGGTCTTTGGAGTTCCACCAACATTGATCGGTGAGGAAACGAGCCGGACATATGGTAATTACGCTGAGGCTCGTCAAAGCTTTTACAAAGAAACTATTCTACCAATGATGGACTGGTTGTGTGCTGAACTAACACACTGGTTGTCCCCCTTGTATGGGGGAAATCTAATTATTGATTATGATCGTGGTACTATTGAATCAGTTAATGAAGATACTAATAATCGCTATGACCGTATCTTAAGAGCTGTCACGAACGGTATTCTCACTCCAAACGAAGGGCGCCAAGTTCTTGGATATTCTGCAATTGAGGGTGGTGACGAGCGCACGATGCCACTCAACTTAGCTCCAGAATCCGTATGGCGGGAAGCTTCGCAAGCTAAGCAAGAAGCACAAGGTGATGGTGGACGATCACAGAATCCCCCAGGACTTCCAGATGAAGATCAGGGGCAAGCAAATCGTAATGCAAAACCACCTGGTGCATTTCAGCCAGGTAGACCCCCAACTGGAGCTGAAAATAGGAATGAGTCCACGCGGAAAGGGCCAACGGAGAAACGAGGTCAGCTATAATGCCTATAACTAAAAGCTCAAAGACTAAGAAATTGAAAAAGAAGGGTGCTAAGGGTAGTCATGTGCTCACAAGCCCCAAGACTGGGAAAGTGTTAGCGCAAGGTACGAAAGCTGAGGTTACAAAACGCGCACGCGCCATAGCATATTTTAGGAAGCAATAAATTCTTCTGCAGTTTTAGTACTCTTTGATAAATAAACCCCATGAAACGATAGGCTTAAGATGTATCCCACCAATCAGTAAATGTAATCAATGGTTGGATGTAAACGTGGTGATCTTCGAATCTGCGCTAGTAAACGCTCTCAATGAGTCATATCAGAACCATAATATTACAGCGCTAGCGTACCGATTTGAAAAGTCAACACGTTTTACGTTCCAGCCGTGTGATTGCTTGGTTGACTCACCGCCAGATAAAGAGTACCACAAAGATTGCTATCTGGCAATTGAGGCCAAAAGCATGACCGTCTCCGGCCAGCGTCCGCTGTATTTCTCATCTCACTTTTCTGACCACGGTCGCAAGCACCAAATAGAACGCATGGCTGAATTTCTAGAAAAGACAGGTCGGCGCGGTCAATTTGCTGTAGAACTAAAAGAGAAACCTAAAAGGGAGGCATTTATACTCCCCTTCTCCCAGATTTACGACATTTGGTCTGACTTGAACGCGGGGGTCCCATTAAACATTATTAGATCTGGGAAACCGTTAATCTGGGAAGGTACTTTTTCTAAAGGACAGTACAAACTATCCTAATTGGCAATTCTTTTGAGATACTATTATCGTCTATGCGGGCAATTAGGGGACAGATTAAGTCTTTTCTATCTAAATGGGTGCATAAAAACCGAACTATATAAGTCACCATAACTCTAATGTTCACACAGATGGAGAACTCTATCAAACCTATATCGGACTTGATTAGATGAAGGACGAATCCAAAAATGACAGCTTGCTCTATGAGTTACGACTTAACACTAAGTCACTCAACGATGAGGCTGGCACATTTGAGGGATATCTGAGCGTATATGGGAAGGAAGATCTTCAGAAGGATGTCGTGGAGCCAGGGGCTTGGAGAATAGCAAGGAGTCCATTACCTCTTTTATATCGGCATGACCGAAATCAACTTATAGGGGCAATTGACGAGCTAAATGAAACTGAGCGCGGTCTTTTCGTTAAAGGACATCTAAATCTCGCGGTCGAAAGAGCACGGGAAATATATGCCTTGATGAAGGAAGGACTCATAACAGGTCTATCACCTGGGTATCGGGAAACAAGTGACTCGTTTGTTGGAAATATTCGCCACATTTTATCGGCGGATCTTCATGAAGCAAGTTTAACGCCATTTCCAGCCAACACAGACGCAATGCTTTCTAGTTATAAGGAAGAAGGTGAGCGTTATATGACAGAAAACACAATAGATGAACTTACTCTTGGGGACGAACCAGTGTTCTTCACCAAAAGCGTTCAAGCATCAGGACTCCCGCTCGCAGATGGTGATGTAACTTGGGATCAGGGCGCCGCACGCCAAGCACTGAATAAGTGGAGCGGCGGCGACATCAACAAGTACAAACGGGCTTTTCTTTACTACGATGGTTCAGGGAACACATCGGGATGCAAGTTGCCAATTGCTACCATCATCGATGGTAAGCTGACGGCAGTGCCAAGCGCTATTCGCGCAGCAAAAGCACGGTTCAATCAAACCCAAAGCATACCAGCAGAAGAGAAGTCACGGATCCAATCAATCCTAGCAGCGTATTCAAAGAAGCTTGGCTGGGACGATGATGATGACACTGATAAAGGATCTGAAGACAGCAACGACAACGATGAAGATGACACCAAAGGGAAGGAAGAAGCACCAAAAGAAATAAAATTGGAACCGCAAGAAGCAGCCCCTGTGGACATTCCACCGGCAGCGGATGCACCCGCAGCGGAACCGATTCCAGCGGAAACCCCCCCAGAAGTGACGCCAGATAACTCACTAGCGGTGAATGCAGACGAAATACAAGGACTCATAGCGGAATATAAAGGTTTCACTGAGTCTATAAAAGGTCTAAACGAATTAATTGATACACGTATAAAGGAGTATAAACCAGCCGATGGCGGCGACACTACTCCAAACGACGACAAAACTGCACCTTAAACGGGTGGAAAAATATGGATGAACAACCAAATATTAAAGAGTGGTTAGCAGAGTCAAAGGCTGCAATGGGCGAAGCCCAGCTGAGTGTTAAGGAAATGAGAGAAAAGTTCGCACAATTTGATGAACTTAATCTTAAAGAGAAGGAAGGTCTTAACACGCAATTGGAGGAGATTGCAAACCTGAAACAACAGGTAGATGCGGGTCTCACATCGATGAATCGCACACCAACCGGAGAACCAACGCTATCCCACAAGGAAGAGCTCATGGCAACCCAGTCGAAAGAGTTTATGGACTGGGCTACTAAGGGTATGGAATATGATGAGCAACAGTTTGGGGAAATAGACCCCTTCATGCAGAAGATGCTTTCCAGTGATAATCTAAGAACTGGTGGGCACTGGATGCCTCACACGATGTGGAACAAGATTATTGAAGTCATTGTTCGTATCGATCAATTCCGACAGGTTGCAACCGTCGTTCAACTGAACGAAGGCGACACCCTTGAAGGACTATACGAGTACGGACTACTCAATGCAGCTTGGACTACAGAACGCGCAACCCCTGCTGAAGTTGCAACCCCAGAGGTTGACAAGTGGGAGATCGCCACGCACCCTATGTACGTTTACCCAAAGATTACCCAGAAAATGGCGCGTCTTTCGGCATTCGATGTGGAACAATGGCTTCTTTCGAAGTACACCAATGCGTTTGCATACCTTGAAGGTTATGCTTTCATTAACGGAACTGGTGTTGGGCAACCTCGCGGCATTGGAACTGTCGCAGCCGCATCGACTAACATATCTGCAAGCTCAACCACGCTGCCAGACCTTACATCTAATGCAGGGGTTGGCCTTATTCGAAGTGGTGCATCTGCTACGATTCCGAACTTTGATTGCCTAAAGACAATGAAGGCGTCACTGCTCGAACCATGGCAGACGAACGCTTCGTGGCTAATGAACCGTAGTACGTTCATGGCTCTTGATCAACTGACGGATGCTATTGGACACTACTTCCTGCAGCCGGATCCAACGCAAGCAAGCGAAGGGCTGTTGCTTGGTAAGCCAATCAACTTCATGTACAACATGCCTGTTATTGGTGCGGGGACTATCCCGATCCTTTACGGAGACTTTGCAGCATCGTACATTATTGTGGATGCGCCTGGTGCATTTGTTATCAGAGATGAAATGACAGACTTTGGCCGTATCAGCTTCAAGACAGAGCGTCTTGGCGTCGGTGGAGATGTTGTGAACTACGAAGCCTTTAAGGGTCTTTTGGTCGAAGCGTAATCATAGCGAGGAGGAGGAAGGAGCTATGACGCACGAAACAGGAACATGGTATGCCACTGCTACTGGAGTTACATTCCAGAGTGGCACTACCCTCACAATTAACTCTGGCGCAACGCTGTCCCTTACGGGGTACAGTGTAGACGGTGGCACGCCTTCATCGATGGCGGTAACTGGCGCAGTTACGGTAGGTACAACGTGTAACGTGGTTGGTAACTTCTCAGTTGCCACAAACAAATTTAACGTAACGGCTGCTAGTGGAAACACAGCTATAGCAGGAACGCTCGGTGTGACAGGAAACCTAACTGTTGCAACTAACAAGCTTGTGGTAACAGCAGCAAGTGGAAACGTTGTGGCAGCAGGTACGGTGACTGCAGGAACAGCAACCAATCCAATTATTCTCAGCAATGCTGGGACAAGAGTTGCACCCGCCTCAGGAGCTATGCAGATCTACACTGATGGATCTGATCTATTCGCAGCACGCAACGCAGATACTAAGACTTCAAAACTATCAGCATCTTGGGCGTAAGATAGGTAGGGGACAATGACGCAACAACACGTAACAAAGTGGTATCCCCATAATACAGGAGTAACCTTCAACAGTGGGAGCTCGCTTCTCATTACCTCTGGTGGTGGCACAGCCACCATCAATGGTACTGTCAAGTATGTTCCAGCTTCTGTTGCTGTTACAACCACTTTGACTGTGGGGACTACTATGGACGTTGCAGGTAATTTCTCAGTTAACACAACCTACTTCACAGTGGCTGCAACAACTGGCAATACTGCCGTTGCAGGTACGCTTAACTGTGTGAGTAACCTAGCGGTTAACACCACAGGGCTCACAGTGGACGCAACAACAGGAAACACGGTAGCAAGCGGGACAATTACAGCTGGCTTACCAGCATCAGGCAAAGCTATCACAGTG